GGGGCTTCGGCTCCCCTTTTTTTATGACTACTTCAATACAAGCAAGCGATACAGAACTATCCGCCGTTAACTCAATATTGAGTAGCATAGGTCAATCGCCAATAACAGCACTCGCAAGTGGGGATCTAAATTTAGGAAACCCAGAAGTTGCTTTAATACATAACCTCCTTATGGAGTCTAATAAGGATGTCCAGAATGAGGGATGGCATTTTAATAAAGAAGATCATGTAAAAGTAGAACGTGATGTCAATGGTCAGTTCTTAGTTCCAACCGACTATCTGAGGATGGATATCCATGAAGGTCAAGTAGACCGGAATAGAGATGTTGTTGTACGAGATGGAAAGATCTATGACAATGTTCTACATACAGATGTATTCACAAAAGATTTTTATTTTGATATAACCAGACTTTATAATTTTGTTGATGTACCTCCAGTTATTCAACGATACATAATTGCAAGTGCTGCTGTTAGAGCTGCTACTCAATTGGTATCCAATGCAGAGTTAGTTAAATTATTAATTTTAAATCAAGAGAAGACAAGAGCTAACGCAACTGAATATGACTGCGAGATGGGTGATCATACATTCCTTGGTTGGCCGCATGAAAGTTCATATAGATCCTATCAACCTTACAAAGCACTAGCACGCTAATGGCAAATATCACACAAACTATTCCTAATTTAACTCAAGGTATTTCACAACAACCTGATGAATATAAGATCCCGGGACAGGTTAAGGATATGGTTAACTCCTATCCAGACGTTACCCAAGGATTACTAAAGAGACCTGCTGGAAAGTTTGTGGGATCTTTGAGTGATGGAAGTAAAAACTCATCCACTGATGGTAGGTGGTTTCACTACTATCGAGACGAGAATGAACAATACATAGGACAGGTTCATAAAGATGGAACTGTTCGGATGTGGGATTGTTTAACAGGTGCAGAAAAGAATGTAGTTAATGGAATAGGAAACAACACATATCTAACTCATACAAATGATGAAGATATTCAAACACTTACTCTTAACGACTTTACCTATATAACAAATAGATCCATCAACACTGAGATGGATACAACGACTGAACCACTAGGAGATTTTGGAAAAGAAGTTTTTGTTGAATTATCATCTATATCTTATTCCAAACAATATGCATTAAACCTATTCGACAATACAAATACTTCAACAGTTACTACAGCCACACGTATTCGTGTTGAGATGAACTTATCGAGTAATAACTATTGTGATGCCAATGGTTTTATGCTGGATCATACTAGCCGTTCAGGTGGTTCTAAAAGATGTGATGTGGATGCTGGAGATGGTCGAGATGCATTTGCACCTAATGTCGGTACTCGTATTTTTTCTGTAGGTAGTGGTACATCTCTTACGGATGATAGAGCCGTTGGTGGTGTTAAAGCAAATGGAACAAGTACAGCCGTAAATTATTCATATAGCGTCAGCGTATTAAATGATGCTCAAGGTAGTGGTGCTAAAAGTGGTAGAAGCAACCTTTACTTCCGTATAGCTACTACTGGTCAGTCAGTACCTTATACAGAGGGTAGTGGTAGTAGCGCATTTACTACATACCAAGCACGATATACAACAACACACGATCTCCTGCATGGTGGAGAAGGTTGGGAAGAGGGTGACTACTTTTATGTTTGGCTTAAGGATGCTGAATACAAGGTTATAATAGAAGCAACCAGTACATCACTTGTTCAAGCAAACCTAGCTCTCGTTAGACCAAACCCAACCCCATTTGATACAGAGACAACTATAACTGCTGAAAGTATTCTTGGAGATATAAGAAAAGGTATAACTGGTAGTGCCACCGCCTCAACAGGAAATGGGTTTACTATTACACAGATCGGTACAGGGTTACATATAAAACGATCATCCATATTTAATGGATCGACTCCTGTAGGAGAATTATTAAACGTAGTGGCTGGTAAATGTAATGACATTGGAGATTTACCTAGCCAGTGTAAACACGGGATGGTAGTAGAAGTAGTTAATAGTGCTGCCGACGAAGATAACCACTACGTTAAATTCTTTGGTAATAACGATAAAGATGGTGAAGGTGTATGGGAAGAATGTGCTAAGCCGGGCAGAACGATAAGACTTAAAAGATCAAAGATGCCAGTTACTTTAATTAGAACGGCTGATGGTAATTTTAGGTTAGCCGAATTAGATGGTGCTTCTTATACGATTTCAGGTACTACCTATTATCACCCTCAATGGGATGACGCTTATGTTGGAGATAATATAACTAACCCTGAACCATCATTTATTGGTCATCCAATAACTAAGATGGTCTTCTTTAGAAACAGATTAGCACTACTATCTGATGAGAATATCATCTTATCTAGACCCGGAAAGTTTTTTAATTTCTTTGCTAATTCAGCAATTACATTTGTAGCTAGTGATCCTGTCGATATAGCAGCTAGTTCTGAGTACCCAGCTATTTTGTATGATGCAATACAGGTTAATACTGGACTCGTATTATTCACAAAAAATCAACAGTTTATGTTGACTACCGATAGTGATGTATTCAGTATCCAAACAGCAAAGATAAATAGTTTAGCTAGCTATAATTTTAACTACACTACTAACCCTATTTCTCTAGGTACTACTGTTGGCTTCCTAGACAATGCTGGGAAATACTCACGGTTCTTTGAAATGGCTAACGTACTCCGAGAGGGTGAGCCACAAGTAATAGAACAAAGCGCGGTAGTTTCACGATTGTTTAATAAAGATCTAAGACTTATTTCTAATTCAAGAGAGAACTCAGTTATCTTCTTTAGTGAAGAAGGTAGTACTACTTTATATGGCTATAGATACTTTGATCAGATCAACAATAGGAAACTAGCTTCATGGTTTAAGTGGACTGTCACAGGGGCTATTCAATATCACTGTGTTCAGGACGATGCGCTATATGTAGTGGTTAGGAATAACAATAAAGATCAGCTATTAAAGTATGCATTAAAGATGGATTCTAATACTCTGACTGTTGATTCAACTAATAGAGTACATTTAGATCATTTAATGTCTACAAACGGTTGGTCTTATAATGCTACTACTAATAAATCTACAAAGACCAAGCCAACTGGTTTAGAAAGTACTAATCAATTAGCAGCCTACGATGTAGATAGCGGTAATAACTTAGGTAGATATGGCTTAATAACAATCAATGGAAGCAACTTAGAACTTGATGGTGATTGGTCTAGTGAAACATTTTTGATTGGTTACTTGTTTACTATGCAAGTAGAACTACCAACTATTTACTACAGAAAACAAAGTGGTGAATCATGGAGTTCTGATATCAGATCACACACTATTATCCATAGAATTAAGTTAGGTTTCGGACCCGTTGGAGTATATGAGTCAACCCTTAACCGAGTAGGTAAAGGAGACTATACAGAGTTATTTGAAGTTACTCCAGCCGATAACTATTCAGCTAATACTTCTGGAATATTTGATGACAATATAGTGAGGACAGTTCCTGTATATGACCGTAATAAGAATGTTTCTTTAACAGTTAAATCTACACATCCAGCCCCTGCAACACTACATAACATGACATGGGAAGGGGTTTATACAAATAATAATTACGCTCGTGTCTAAATTTATCCATCCAATTACGTTGGAGGCTGCTAAAGAAGTAGCCTCTAACTTACGCCCAGATGACTATAGAGAAGTAAAAGAGGGTCATGGACATGATCCTGTGGTACACATCCCTTTATGTTCTTTTATAGATGAGTCCGTATATTTCACAGTACCTGATGGTCGATTAGCAGGTCTTGCTGGAGTACATGAAAACGGACAAATATGGATGTTATGCACACCCGCCATCCATGATTATCCAATTACGTTCGCTAGAGAAGCGAGACGATTTATAGAAAGTAGAGAAGAAGAGTTGCTATGGAACATTGTTGATGAACGCAACAAAGCTCATTTGAAGTTACTCCGATTCTTAGGGTTCAAGTTTTTAAGAAGACTTATACATGGACCTAACAATTTATCCTTTATAGAATTTTGCCGTGTGCGATCCAGTCGTAGCAGCGTCAGCAGCAGTCGGAGCAATGCAGTCCGGTATGCAGGCGCAAGCCGCTAATAAACAAGCAAGTAGAGACTATCAATACCGATTAAAAGTAAGAGAAAGGAAATGGCTAGGAGACAGATCCTTATACCAAACAAAGTTAGTACAACATGCTCAACAAGTAGATCTTGCTAATGTTGCTGCACAGAGAGCATATACAAGAACTCAAATATCTTTAAATAATGCACAATCTTTAGCCATCTTGGAGAACCAAAATGACTGGTTGAAGATGATAGGGGACGAAGGGGATATCCAAGTATCTGCTGCTGCCCGAGGTATTAGAGGTAAAGGTATAGGAAGAGGACTAGCAATGAATAAAGGTGCTTTTGGTATGACTCAAGCTATGAGAACTAGAGGGTTAACAATGGCTCAAGACCAAGCTAAAGAAACTAATGATTCTATAAGAAGACAATTAAAAGGTTTCTTAAATGAGTCATTCGGTAATGTTGCAATTCAACCAGTACCAGACGTAGCACCACCAAGACCAGTTATGCAGAACGCAATGTTAGCTGCGGTATTAGGCGGAGCACAAGCTGGACTAAGTGCCTATGGAAATATGGAAAAAACAGATAACACTTTGAGCAATTACAAAAAAAATATGGGTTCACCTCATAGCGGTAATTTCTCAGGTGGTAGTGCATTTGGTGACTTACCTCCAAGTAAAATACCACCTTCAAGTTGGGGTAAATTACCAAGTACAGGAGGCTATACACCACCTACATTCCCCGGTGGCAACCCCTATGGAAGCCTAAATCAATCTAATTTGAGCTTTTCTAATTTAGGAGGTTTATGGTAATGGCAATTATACCAAGATACGAAGTAGCTTCTGATAAGTTTGAACCAGAAAAGATAGTAGACGTTCTACCTGAACAGGCTGCATCTAATGCAAAAATACAAACTTCAGAAACAAATAATCTAAACGCTTTACTAACTAACAGTGAGCGTCAATTTAGAAAAACTGATGCCCTATTAACAAATTTAGGGAATATTTCAGAGGGTATTTTAAAAATAGCTGAAGACAGGAGAGATCAATACAGAGAAGATAAAAAAGCTCAAATATCTTTTGACATTTTAACTCAGGGTATTTCTCCTCAACTTGAAGCTGTCTTTAGAGGTGAGCGAGATTTATTATTTGAAGATGATTTAAAAACCCAAGAGTTTGCTAATAAGATTGAAGAAGAAGGAGATAGTACTACGGCTCAAGAGTTCCGTAATATGGCAGGTTGGGAACAGTATGCTTTAGCTGAAGCTTGGGTTAAAAAAGAAGCTAAGGGATATGACGCCTATCATTATCAAGCTCTAGAGACTGAAACAGTTACTGTAAATAGAAATGGTGTTCTAGTAGAAATAGGTGGTCAATCTGGAAATCAACCTGAAACTCCTGCTGAACAAGCAGCATTAGATGAGAAGATTAAATTCAACTTTGCAAGGCGTTTTGCAGGTTTGAATGAAGGTTTAATAGCTACAGTTCTTAAACCTGAGATAGATAAATACGATGAGAAGAGAAGACAGAAACAATCTTTACAAAGAGAAAAAGCATACCAAGTACAGAAACAAGAATCTGATCAACAATTTATTGAAAATAATTTTGTAACAGCTAACCCTGCTGATGGTTTTGCTAATGCTGATAAATTTGCTAGAAGATTTGCAGCTAGAGAGAGAACTTCTGTAGGAGTAGGTCGTCTTGCATTTGCTGATTATCTTGTTAAAGCAGTTAGCAATGATGACATCACATATCCAGAAGCGATGTCTATCATCAATCACGAAGAGCAAGCTCGTGATGGATCTATGAAGTCAATGACCTCATGGAAAGAGTGGGAGGATTTACCAGAAAGATTATCTGAAGCGGCAAGTCTAGGTATTGAAGCAAGAGAAAAGAAAAGAGAATCTATGATTGCTGGTGATCTAGAAAACATAAGAACTAGAGATGACTGGACTAATGAAGAGAAGCAGTACATGCGTGAAATCTTCAGACAGAAATATGATGGTTATATACCCTCTGATTTACAAGGTGCTTTACTAGGTCACGAAGAAGACTGGGAAGCTGAAGATCGGTTAGGTCTTGCACTTAGACGTCAGAATGGTGTCTTATATGACTACCAAGTAGATAATGTCAGTAATGACGTTTATCAAAAATATCAAGATAAAGTTGTAAGTACCAGTGCTCTTGTAGAAGGAACCGCTCAATCAAAACTAGCTACACAATACATAAGAACATATAGCGATAGAGGTACTAATACTACAGTTGGGGCACATGATGCAGCGACTGAGGAATGGATAAATCTAAATAGAGGATTAACTTC